AGTTTTCGTGTGGTAAGTACGACACTAAAACTGGCTTCTCCGAGGTCATCTACCACACAATGAATGGCGATTTGCTCGTCGTCATCGAGAAGTTCGGGGCTGAACCTCGGGTATCGTTGGCTCTTGCAGCCCTTGCCAAGGCGAAAGGAGGCGCGAAGTGAACCCGCAAAAACAAGAACTACACTAAAACAAAAAATGAAATATCGCCTGATTGACCCCTATTTCCGCTTGTTTAACGTCACCGTTGAGAACACGCCGCGAGGAATGCGAGATGCCGTCGCACTCGTGTTGGAAAACATGGACATGAACGAAGACCCCACATACCACGTACGCCACGGGTCGCTGGTGGTAACGGCAGCCCACCTGCGAATGATTGCGGCGCGTCTAGATAAATTTGCGGAGGACGAGGCAATTGGAAAATACCTCGGAGCGCGGTCAAAAGCAGGATTCAGCTCTGGTCAATCGTTTGAAAACCGCAAAGCAATCGCCAAGGCGAAAGGAGTCGCGAAGTGAATTCCTCAAACGAAACGGCTGGGGCAAAAACAATGGTGCGCTTAAATAAGGCGGAACACGCCGCCCTTGTCGCGGTGGCTAAATCGGCTGATGAAATGCACTCGGCCCGCATCATCAGCAGTTTATGGGATCAAGACGTGGCGTCAGTAAAAATGAGAAAAGCACTTAGAGCTCTCTTCAAAGTTCGCTTGTCCTGGCCTTGGCCTTGCCCGTCCCGGCCTTGCCGCCACGCGAGGCGCGAAGTGAATTCCTTAAACACAAACGAAACGGCTGGGGCAGAAACAATGGTGTGCTTAAACAAGGCGGAACACGCCGCCCTTGTCGCGGTGGCTAAATCGGCTGTTGAATTGATCAGCGCACGCTCAATGGGCGGTTTTGTGGATGTAGACGTGGCGGCAGTAAAAATGAAAAAAGCACTTGCAGCCCTTACCAAGTCGAAAGGAGGCGCAAAGTGAATTCGCTGGTTAAACAATATCTTGCGTTCATCGGCGCACGTGGCGGCAAGGCTGGGACAGGCAAGGCCAAGGCGAGGACAAGCGAACAAGCTCGCAAGGCCGCGCTCGCGGGCGTGGCCAAGCGGCGGGCTAAGGCGCAGGCTTTAGCTCATAATCCTTCGCCGCCGTCGGAATGACCGCGCCCCGGCTGAACGCGCTGGCGTCCATCGCCACCAGTGCCATCAGCAAACAGTCGCCGTAGTGATTGTTGCCCGAGTCGCGCCAACGCCAGACGGTGTTCCCTCGCGACCCCTTCTCAGGTTCGCGCCGTTCGTCTTGGATCTCTGCTATAAAGTCGCTGCCCACGTCGGCGGGCAGTTCAAACAACGGCCCTTTGCCTTTGAGTGCGAACAGGTAAAGCCGCCCCTTGTAGCTTTCGTTTGACCACTCAATTCTGGTCACGCCTTTTGTGGCTGCGCCCTTTGTGCCGATAAACGGATCAACCGAACTTACCCGAAACGGGCGGTGGACGATTCGTTTGCTTGCGTTCTTGTGAGCAAAACCGTCCTGTGCGCTGCCGCGCATAGCCAGCCAGTTCCAACGCACGCACTCGCGGAGAATTTCGGTCTGCCGGTTGCCGTCGGCAGAGTCGATGAACACGCCGCGATTGGCGACTCCTTTGGCCGTTTGCAAGGCGCGAAGGTCGTCGAAGTGTGAAAGCTGCCCGTAGTCCACAACGCGAAGCTCGCCGCCCTCGCGCAGTTGGCAGAGGGTGAACCGCAAGTGATCCTTTTGCACGTCCACGGTGACAATGCGTGTGGCCCGTCGCTGGTCGTTTGCTGGCCAAAATTCGCCGCGATTGTATTTGCCACAGAGTCTGCGGATTTCGTTCTCGTCCGCCACGTCGCCAATGAGCAGCCACGGTTCACCGAGGGTTTCGCGCACGAAGCTCTTAAGCGGTTCCATCTCGCCGGATTCGGCGCGTTCTTTCGCGGCTAAAAACTCACACGCCACGTCGTCCCAGCGAACCCAGATTGAGCTTAAGGCATTCCAGAAAAACGATTGCACGTTTGGCTCTGGCGTCGGGTTGCGATCATAACGCTCCAGGGTTTGCAGCAGCTTGAATTGCTCGCTCTGGTAAATGTTTGCTTCGCACGACTCGCACTGATAACGCACGGTTTTTCTAAGCTCGGCCCAGTTCCAACGCCCGCTCGGGCGCGTGGTGTCGTTAGTGTCCCACACCAGCCCGCCCTTGTCTCTGGCTTCGGGAAAAACCACCGACTTCTCGCGGCCAAAGCGAAACGGCTGGCGGTGTCCACAGTGCGGGCAAGCCCAGTGAAAAAATGTCTGCGTGCCTTGTTCCCACTGCGCATGAACGGTTTCGCCTGCGTTCATCGGCGTCGAGATCACAACGGTCTTTGAGTGGCTGTATGAGCGAACGCGCTTGCCGACCTTCTCAAAGCTAGACGGAGGCCAGTCGCTAACTTCGTCGCAAACCAGCCAGCGCACGGGCGTTGACTTAAGTTTCGAGGGCGAGTTTGCCCCGCGAAAATAAACTGGCATGGACGTGAACCGGACGAGGTTAAGCGTCTTGCCTGAGCGTTCGGCGGGCATCCTTGAAACGACCTCTGGTATTCTTTCCAATAGCGGCATCAACCGCGCTTTTGTGAATTCGTCGCAAGCCTCCTCGCTCGCCATTACCCAAAACATCGGGCCAGGTGCTTCGCAGATTGCCCAAGCCGCGAAGACCATGAGCGTTTGCGTTTTGCCTGCCTGAGCCGATACCATCAAGACGACTTTGCGCGTGCGGCGGTCTTGCAACGCATCAAAAACGGGTCGCACCATTGGCGAAACGTCGGTGCGGTATGGCCCCTCGATTTGCGAGAGGCCGGTCAAATCAATTTTGGCCTCGGCCCACTGCCACAGCGACAGTTCAGAAGGCGGGGTCAACCAGTCCGCCATCATGCCGTCTAATTTTTCGAGGCCGGTCATTTCGGCTTGGGAACGTGGGGCATACGGGAAATCTCTTTGAGCATTGCCCGCAGCCCGTCGTTGACCCGCCCCGCTACGAAGTCGCCCGGCTGGTTGTGGCAGATGGACGCCAGCCCGTCGCCAAAGTTGGAAAGCCTCGCGGTGAAGGCAGTCAGCACCGAGCCCATCGTTGCCGAGAGGGTGTCCACGTCAATCAGCTTGCCCTCCTTTTCGTCAGCTTCCATTTCGGCCAGCCGTGCTTTGGCTTCGCGTTCGCGGAGCTTGGCGGCGTCGAGCGTGCCAGCCTTTACCTTGCGAGCGGCAGCTTCGCGGTAGTATTTGACCAAACCGGCAAAGGTCGCTCGCAAATCATAGATGCCGTTATCCGGTGGCGGGAAATATCCCTGCTTGGCAAGCTGCCGGTGGCGTTTGTCCGTCAACCCGGTGAGGTTGCAAAGCTCCTCCCCGCTGATTTTCTGTGCGCCCTCGGCGGTGGCGTCCGCCTTGGCCCGCAGCAACACTTCGCGCTCGGCGTTGGAGATGGTTTCACCCGCCGCAACTCGCCGCTGGATGTTTACCAGGTCGCGCTTAAGGACGCGATCAATCAAGGCATGGTCTTGAGGTTCCATGTGTTAAGGGGACTGGAGCGCGGGGGTCGGTAGTGAGCCGCCCTTTGCAAGCTGGACGCCTGCCGTGTCCAAAGTATCACTTCCCGCGCGTGACCTTGCCTTTCCCTTATACATTCCCGCGCCGAGCCTGTCAATTTCACTAAACGGCAAGACCGGGACGGTGAGCCGTTCGCGCGCGGTTGGGTCTAGGAAATAGATGTAGCGGAGTTGGAAGCCGGGAACGAACTTTGCCCCCACGTCAAGAAAGGGCTTCAATGAACACTCTCCACCGATTTTCGCGCCGTATTTTTTGGCCAGCTCAACACGACGTGGCCGTCGGGCGTCCGTCAAGACAAGCCGGGTTTCTCGCAGACCATCGGGGAACTCAACGATTTGGTCCGACTCTTTTATTCCAGAAAGGACAAAGCCACTGGCCCGGTAAATAGTCCCGTCGCCGCACTGCGTCCCGTCCGCAAAAGAAATCACCCACTGCATCCACGGGTATGTTTTTTTGAGCCAACGCATCGCAAACCCTATGGCGCGGCTTTCACCGTTGCGCGGCAACCAGTCGGCAAACGCCATGCGGTTCAGTTCAATAAACTCGTTCCATTTCGTCCCTCTCACAAGCCCTTGAATCTTCCGTTTGTCCAAGCTCGGGCCGAATTGCATCGCGCCGCCGCACTTGCCATCTAGGAACACCCCAAGGTGAACTTGGGAGTTTTGCACGACTTTCCCGCTGTAATGGAGCGATTTCACGACGCGCGAAGCGTCCGCCGCCGAGATGGGCTTCACCTCAATTCGTTTCGCGTCACCCACGGTTGAACCTTTCGCAGATGTGCGCCAGCGCGTTGCCGTTGCTGTTTTCGTTGACCGCAGACTCGCCGCCGCCGTCCTGCTTGGCCTTTCGCAGCGCGGCTTCAATTTCTTCAAACTGCTCATCGTGAACCGTGAAGGTCATTTGCCGGAACGGAGCGCGGTCTCCGCTGGCAAGCTCAGGCGGCTTTACCTCTTCCGCATCAAAGACACCCACGGACGCCATGCCCTCGGCGTCAAAACCAACAGCCTCCAGGTCAATCTTGTCGGCAATCTCGCCCAGCAAGGCGGAAAGCTCTTTGTCGTCCGTTTCGGCCAACTCCGCGATCCGGTTGTCCGCGATGAGGTCGGCCCATTCGTCCGCTTCCGTCGCGTAGTCCTGCCGGTCAATCGGCACTTGCTCGACTTGCAAGAGCTTCGCGGCTTCAAGCCTCCCGTGGCCCTTCACCACGAAGCCCGAACGGTTGGAGATCACGACGGGCGAACGCCAGCCCTGATGCCGGATGATTTTCGCCAGCAGCGCAATCTGTTTGTCGGGATGCTTGTTCGGATTTCGCGGGTTGGGGATAAGTCCCACAACGTCAGCGAGTTCGGTGTGGCTGCAATGCACGGGGATTGTGGAGGCAGTTGTCATAGTTTTGGAAAAAGGAAGCGGGTTTTTGAGGGTTGTTAGGGCCACATTCGGCGCACATCGTTACC